AGTCTGCTTTAGCAAGAGGACTTCCAGATGACTTTAGTCTTAATTGCGACTTCCAGTCGCTTTTCGAACCCCTGCACTTCTAGTGCAGGGTCGTTGAGTTTTCACTTGACCGAGCAACGCGCACGGCCAAGTCTGATTTTAATTAATACGTTTCTCTTACTCTTATATTACCGCCCAATCTCTCGCCCAGTGCCACTACGAATTCATCAAAGCGTTTTTCCGGGTATCCGTAGTAACTTCCGGTGCTTTCAGCAACCTTCTCAATAGCACTCTGACAGTCAGCTTCACATGACCAGAAAATTCTCCAGAGCACACTTGCGGCAACTCCTACTGAGTCATAATAAGCGTGTCTTAATGTAAAGTTGTAGGGCTTTCCACTGTCGCGGAGGTTTACTTGTTTACTGGCCTCTTCCTCAGCTTTGCGGTATGCCCTAATACCGCTTTCTACTGCCTGCCCTGCCATCATAATAACCATTTTGGGTAACCTATTTTTAATTTCTGTTAACTGTGTGTTCATATTCTTGTCCTCCTTATTTTGATTTCGTATGTATGTTTTCTTGTTCTAATATTACCATAGTATCTTGATAACGTCAATACCTTTTTAACTATTATTTTTAAAATAAGAAAAACCCCGAATAGTCTATCATTCAAGGGTTTTTCTTCTGATATATTCGCTTGTAGTTATTCCATTCTCTTCAGCTTTTTTAGCAATCTTTTCCCACTCTTGATCTGAAAATTTTATGCTGTGGTTTTTTCTTATTCCGCTTTCATCTGGTTGTTTACGACCCGCGTTATTCCTTTTACCTCCCCACATATTATCAACCTCCTTTTGATTCAGTATATACGTTTACTTTGATAACGTCAACACAAAAAAAATAAACCCTTTCGGGTTATTTCAAGTGCTCCAACTTTTCTTTTATCTCGTTGTATACAGTTAGGTTATTGCGCTGCGGCCGCACATCCCAACCCCTATCATAGTTAACTTCAGTCACTCCGTCCCTGGTTATGGTTAATTTTGATATCCTGCTATTATCAATACCCATTTTGCTCGGTGCATCAAAAACCCTACCTGAGAATTTATATTCGTTAAAATACCCTTTAACGTAACCGTTTTCATACTTTTCAATTTCCACCTCTGAGGCATGATACCTGCAGTCTTCTAAGAGTTTTCGGTATGACTCCTTACTATCTGTCAGGTTATTGTATTTATCTATAATAGCCTTTTCTTTCTCTGACAGTCCTTCATAAAACGCTTTATATTTAGCCTGGTCATATCTCCACTCTTTTATCTTTTTACCTGCCTCATCTCTGATGATTACTTCATCCACCCCGTCATCCCATATGGTAGGGTGCTGGGGAATAATAACGGACACCAATTCATTGCCGACACGTTCTGTAATCTCGTAATAGTCGCCAATGTCTTTTATAACTGGTCCACCGGTGACCATGCCAATAACCCCACTAACCGCGTTCCCCATCATCAAAATACCACAAAGTAGCAATCCAACAATTTTAGTCGCTGCTGGTAACTGTACTAACACAATCTACCCCTCCCTTATCCGGCATAAGCCCGATAAAAACTTCACACATGGCAAGTAGAGCAAAACACGCGTCAACCACTCTATCGTATTTATCCTCAACATCCATTTCATAGTCATCTAAACTATTTAACTGTTCACCGATAAGCCGTAAACTTTCTTTGTATTCCTTTCTTTTCACAATCTATCCCTCCCTAGCCTAAGAATTTTGCCACGGTGTTTATGGCCTTGAACGCTGTACCTGCAACCAGCGAGATACAGGAAAATACAGTAGTTATTTTAATCATACTGGCGATCTGGCTCTGACCTACCGCCTGAGCGATATAACCAGACAGCCACCCGACACAAGCTATTAATAGTAGCTGCACAATAACCAGCCCCGGTCCGCTGGCTCCGAATGTAGCGGCCGCCGCTTTGGCTATGGCTCCGCTGTCTGCATATGCCGGTGCTGCAGTCATAGCCATATAAGCACCAGCGCAAAATAACTGCAGTTTGCGGGCCTTCTTGATGCCCATAGTTTGCGGTCTAACGTAAAAACCTGTAACTATCAAAGTAACCCCTCCTTGATTTTATCCAGCAATATAACCTTAAATTCTAAACCCGCAGCATTCTCGTTTTTTACCCGCTGCTGTATATGTGCGGCCCGTTTGGCTGTAGTAGTAACCACCAGTACAACAGGAAAGCGCTCAGACAACTTAACCCACCACTGGCCGCCATGCCCGCCGTCATGGTACAGCTGATTGTATTTCAGTACCTTGTCAAAGTCGTTACTACTCCGGTCAAGCTCCACAAAATAAAACTTAAACTTGCCGGTGACTGTATTGCGGATCCCGGCAAACGCATCTGCCTGCAGTATTTTATAGTTAGCCTCATAACTAAAGCAGTGCACCAGCTCCCATGCTTTTAAGCCAACCGTAAACCATACGTAAACCCAATTTAAAGCTAAAAGATGTTCTAATCTGCCGTTCTTTTTTCCCGTGAAATAACAATAGGGCTCTGTCAGTGCCGTTCTGCATCTCTTCACCCTCCCGCCTTTGAATAGTTTAAGAAGTCGCTCCTGTGCTTTTCTCCTGCTGTGCGTAACATCTTTGAATAGAAGTGCGGCTATCTGGTCAGTGTTAAGCGCTTTCCTTGTTTCTATAGCCTCCAGGACGGCTTTATCTCGGAGGCAGCCTTTTTGTCTCATATTCATAGCCCCACGTCCTGACTGGGTTTTTATTCAGCATTTTCTTGGCCTGCTTGAGCGGCAGAAACATAGTCTGCACTTCCTTTTCCTCTATGCCAAATTTCCAGATGGCACGCCCTTTTATGCCGGGCAGTTGTGCAGCTAATGGGCAACTTTCACCCAGGACCATCCTGCTGTTTAGCTCATCCGCTACCTGAAAACAGATCCTTGCCTGAAACATGGCCCGCGTATCACCAGGCAAAACCTTAGTGCTGGGCCTCTGTGTTGCAGCCACCACTGATATGCCTACGGCCCGCGCTAACCTGGTTATACGGTCTATCAGTGCCATTATATTTTCATCTCGTATTTCTGCCAATTCATCAATTACAGTGACGATGTAAGGCATGTCATTGCCTTTATAGTCCTGAATTTTTACTACTCCTGCCGCCTCTAGGATGCCGATCCGCTTTTCCATCTCTCTGTTAAGCGCCTGCATCAGCGCTAGGGCATCGGCTTCTGTTTTGGCAAGTGCAGCATGGCCCTGCAGATATGCAAACTCCAACCTCTTTAGGTCAACGATGGCCACCTGTGCAACCGGCAGTAGGCTATGGATTAACACGTGCAAAAAATTCGACTTCCCAAAGCCGGGCACACCAGCAACAAGCAAATGTGGGCTTTCGGTTAGGTCAAATACCACCGGCCCGCCATGACTCACTCCAACCGGTATAGGCAGTGAAAGCCTTGTATAATCACCGGGATCCCAGCAATAAGCTAGCTTTTGAGGTAATCGGCCTGTGTGAATACTCATTTGCAACGCTCCATTCCAAGTAATATCAATCCACCCATTAACCGCATCAGCAAAATATTCGCGGTACCGCTTAACCCGGTTAAAGCTGATTCCAGGCGGCAAACTAAAGGTTAGGTGCCAACCGTTTTCAGTACGTTTTTTACTGGTTAATGCGGGCTTCCTGCCGTCCTTTGCTGTCAAATTAAGATTGTCGATGGTGTCAAGGATGGCTCCAGGAATATGATTATCCAGGTAAATTGTTTTGTTGAGAAAAGGGATTTTTATACTGTCATACCGCTTACCGTTAATCTTTAATCCGTCTCTGTGACGGAACATGGTTTTTAAACTATTTCCGATATCCTGAAAGGCCTCCTCCAGGACGTTTTCTTGCTTTTTGCCTATCTCGCTCACCTCCCGCTAAATAAATGTATCTAAACCTGTGCTATATATGTATCAGCTACTGGTTGTCCATTATGACAAAAAAATAGAGCCTGCAGAATGTAAATTATTCCACAGGCTCTAAGTAAAACACTTCATGTAGTTTTTCAAGCGGGTACCCAATAGCCTCGGTGATTAGTAAAGCCAGTGCCACTGATGGCTCACACTTGCCGCTTATAACGTGGCCTAAATATGTTCTACTTACCCCTACTTCTTTGGCTAATTGCGTTTGTGATTTACCACAAAACTGTATTGCGTTTTTAAGCCGGTTACGCAATGCAACGCTATTTCTTGGTACCGGCTTGCATTCGGCCCGTTTGTATGGCTTCAACCATTCTTTCAAGGCACGTTCTATGAATTCTTCTTCTGTTATTTCCGGATTTACTTTTTTAGCTTTCGTAAAAATAGCTGTCAAAGTCTCGGCCATATCAACCGGCAGCTTGACGTACTCAAACATAAATACCACCCCTTGGTAAGTATATGTATCAGCCAAGCGGTAATAATACTGCCTGGAGGTGTTTTTATGCTTAAGTTGTTGGATAAAACTAATAAGGATAGAAATTATGATAGGGACAGCTACGACATTAACCGCGCCGCCAAGGATATAGCCGATAAAACCAAGAAAGCCGCTCAAGAAAAGAAATAAACGGGCTAGGATCATATCCAGCCCGTTTATTTATGTTTACAGTCAGGACATATCCAATCCTGACGATTTTTTAGTTTCCATCCTTTAGATTTACACTCTTTAATAGCTTCTAAAGTTTTCTTATTTTCTAAGTATTCCCATTTACTACAGGTGGAGCAGAATACCGTCAATTGGACGTGAAATAGTTTTGAATCTGCCAAACCAATCACCTTCCTATGTATATAAAATGTCCTCCCCTGGTACGCATTGCTAAGAGGCGCGGGAGGATCTGTTAGGTATATTATACCTTATTTGCAGTAAGGCCACAATTGCCCTACTGCTTTTTGCGTTACTCTTAACTTCGTTAATGCGTTACTCTTAACTTCGTTAATGCGTTACTCAAAAGCTATTCAGTAACGTTTATGAATATGCGTGTTTTTAGTAAAATAACTGCTTGGTAAGTTTAGGAAGTATCGTATAGCGAAAAAATAAACACCCCCGAAGGAGTGCTATAATATTTTTTTGACTGCCAACCAAAGAGCGTCACAAAGTTTTCCATCAAGTATGCTGAGAAAATAATCTTCCCCCAGCACGCTAAAGTAGTTTGACTCGTGCGGGTCATGCTCAACCTTGCCGGATTTCTGTAATATCTCAATCATCTGCCCGATACTTAAGAGGGGAACGGCAGAATTTAGATTGAGATAGTTAATATTTTGCTCGGTGACAACAAGAGTTTCACCGTAAGTGTCGGTAAATGTAAAATGCTTTACATAAAAGTCGCCTGTACGCACCCCCCCACAACTCCCTACCTCTACTTCTCTGCTCTTCAGTCAGTCCCTCCAGGTCTTGCGGTTCTAGTCTCTGTTTCATTAGGCACTTCCTCTTTTCTTATTAAATTCCGCATCACCTCTGACGCGGTTATTCCCTGATTTCCTGCCAACTTCTCCAATATGTCTATGTCCGACTGGAGAAGTCTGTAGGTCTTGGTGATCAATTTGTCTGCTGCTTCCGGTCGCCCGGCTCCTTCGCGCTTGCCACCTCTGGGCATCTATTTTCCCCCCTTCTTCGGTCTCCCGGTTTTTTTCTTCTCACCGACAAAGCCTGCAGATTTGAATCCCTCATAGAAAGACCCGAAAAGATGTGCAATAATTGTTGTCGAAGGCAGATGTTTCTTCCCTTTCTTCAGCTTCAGGTACTCATCCCGGTCTGGTATTTCCAAGAAGTTTTCTTGAAGCGACCGCATCACGCCCGCGCGCGTCCACTTCTTTTGTGCGAGGGTATTCGGTTTCAGCCCTGCCTTTTCAACTGCAGCATTCCAGCTACCGAAAACTCTTTGATATACTCCTTTGTCAGGAAGTCCGCGCTGCTTGGCGTATTCCTTCCATGCTCTCATATTTGGCGTTTCATCGAACTCCTTGTGATACTGCTGTAGGTGCTCAAGGAGCTCACTCTCTGTGCAATACCACCTTTGATTAACTGTTTCGGCGCCAACTTCCTTTGCCGCAACTAGCCATGAGCCGAAACAGTTCAGTATTGCGGTTGGGCTCGGAAGTCCCTTTTCCCTGTACTCTGCTTCGTACACGGAGTAGTTTAAAACTCCTTCGCGAAGTTTTGAATACCTAGTCAACTCTTCCAAAATCTCATCTTTTGAGAGGAAATTGACTTCCAGCACTTCGTATCCTGCTTGACGTATGGCTTCCCTCCAAGAGAGGCCAAAACGCCTAATGGTTGTGATGCGAGGTTTCAGGTTGAGTCTGTTGTACTCGTTCAGGGACGGTACATGATCTAGTGACTCAACAGACTTCTTGAGAGCCCGGACAACGTCCTCCTGCGTATTGTACTTTCGGTTGACGGGTGGTGGCTTTCTAGGCATTTGTCTCGGCAACAATTTTCTTCCAGAGTTCCACGTCAGAAACGTGTTCTTCTGGTGCATCTGCAATATTGAAATTGCCTGAGAAAATTCTGTCATACAGCTCTTCATAATCTCCGTCAATCCAGTCCTCAACGTCCTGGATATCTTCCGGTTTGGCCTGCAGGTACTGAATGAACGAATAAACCAGTTCGCACGATCCGTGGTGGTTGCATATTCCGTTCGCGTGTTGCTCAGCTATTTCAGTTGCGATTTCTTCGAGTTTTTCTATTGCTGTCATGGTTTTTACCGCCTTTTATTTTATTAGGTCAGGCAACCCGCCCGACCTAACTTTTGCTTTCTACCAGGTGTGGTTCCAGTCGTGCTTGGTGGTTCCGTCCGGCATTGCCCACTCATAGTGGATATCCATACTGCATTCTTCCCTGCTGTCGCAGCATCCTGTACTCCAGCGACGTAGCAACACGGGTTCGCCTGTTGCCTTAGCTTCGTCAAACTTAGCTTTTCTGTTTGCGTCGTAGTTAGGGTTAATTCTTCTTCTTGCTTCCTCTTCCTTTTCCCTATTGATGAGTTTCAGCTCCGCAATTAAGCGGGGTTTTGCGGCTACAAGCATGTTTCTTTCCTTGTCTGATAACTTGCTATTGTTCGGCACTATCAACTGGCCGTTTGCGTGCAGGGCAATAGTATATTTGCCAATTAACTCTCTGTATGTGTTTACAATCACCTTTACCACTTTTTTAGCCTCCATCCAAGCCTGGGAGAGGCCCAAACTCAACCTTGCATAATAATCGCCTGTGCACTTCTTGGCTATTTCGTGTGCTCTCTGCATAATGGCTTTGCGATTGATGTTTTTCATTTGTTCGCCCTCCCGGCTGGTTTTTTATTTGCTTTCCTTGAATCTTATTATACAGGAATCTACTGAATAATGCAATACATAAATCAAAGAAAGTTTAAATTATTTTTTTAAAATATAATCCAAAAATGCTTCCTCCATGGCTTCCTGCCTAGTTTTATCATTACTGTAGGCTTTATTGTCAAAGCCGTACATTAAAGCTACTGGCATATCTATGGATATTTGCATTTTTCCGCCTTTTTTAAGGCGTTCCTTGTGTTTTTCGTACCTTTCTTTGTTTTTGTTTTTACAGGGAATACAAATACCCCCTTCGGTAACAGGGACTTTTTTGCACAACCTGCACAGACCTTCTGCAGTTACTACCTCGTACATACACGCGTGTTTTTGTCGTATGTACTCAGCTAGACATTCGGGGCTTGCACAGGTGACGCCTATGACGCCCCTGTGCTTTGATACTGGGAGAGTGTTACAGAACGGGCATATTCTATCCATTTTTGTACGCCTCGATCTGGCTTTTTGTCCACAAAGGACCCATGGCCAACTCTGCGACCGGCACAGGGAAACTTCCGCGACTACGGTATGTTGTTACCCGGCGAACGTCCCAGCCGAGGATGGCGGCTGCTTCTTTCACCCCCACCAGGTCTATATTTTGTCCCTGGATTTCAAGGCACCTGTCGCATCCCATTACCGAACCGTCACGAGTCCGGCGAATTGGCCCGCCAGACTGACCGCACAAAGGGCAAACTGGAATCTTTGCTGACAGCATCTTTCTCCAATATACTAAAAAATCAGCGTCTGCTATATTTCCGTAAGCCTCCTTTAGTCCGAGCAGGTCTGACTCAACCTGCTCAGTGGTGCGGATAAGATAAACTATTCCTGCTTCAGTGACCTGCTGTACGGGCTTGCTGAATTTCATATTATCTACCTCCTAGCAGCTGAGATTTGATTTTGCGGTTATCCTTAAGTCTCAGATCAAGCTTCACGATGCATCCGTCCTGCACCTCGAAAAGCCTGTAGTTTGCAGAGTGCTTGCTTATCTTGTATGCGTTATTCGTTAGGATGTGCTGCGCTCCCTGGCTCAGGATGCGCCCCTTGCTGTATAGCATTCTCCCGGTTACCTCGCTTACTTCACAAACCTTGCCATTTCTAATTTCTAGCATTTTATTATCCCCTCTCGTTATCTATTTGATGTATTTATCATACACTATTTTAATATTGTTGCCAACATCATACAAAGATATATTTTTAGAAACAAAAACCAGGCTTTCACCTGGCTAGATATGATCTCGCAATGTCCAAAATACGATCGGCGTTGGTTTCCCTGACGAAAAGGATCTTCTTGTCCTGCTCTACCGCTTCCGCCTTCAACCACCACATGGCCTGATGACTAATGAAACGAGTTAGCACAACAAATATATCTGCCTCCGTGGTCAGGGTCTTCAGCTGCACATCAACACTGTCACCGTCATGCCATAGTATCCGACATTCAGCATCTACGGCTTCCCTTGGCCAACCAACGATAAGGACTGTCTTGCCGATCAGATTAATGACAGGTTCCTGGACTTCAATTTTAGTTTCTTCTATTATATAATCTGGTTCTTGGATTATAACTTTAACCGGCAATAACCCTGCAAGCCTCTCTACCTCAGCACGCAGCTCTACAACTAACCCCTTAAGGGATTTAATTTTCCTTGCATCGCCAGGATCCCGGATAACTTCTGCAGGTTTATTACGCAAAGACGCGATCTCCTGCTTCAATTTCACGACCTGAATAGTTAAAGCCGAACTATCCTGCCTCTCCTGCTGCAGTTGTCGTGATAGCTCCATCGACCGATTACGCTGTTTGTCCAGCTCCTTACCCAACTGCCCGATCCGCATGAACAGCACACCGGTCTCACCGGATCTCTTTTTGATGACCTTGGCCAGTGCTTTAGTTCTGTAGGTTTCCAATTCCTCCGGCAGTGGCACATTTAGAGTTAAGTAAGTTACCCGCTCCCGGCCATACATTTTGATCCACTCTTCCATGGGCCATTGGTCGATAGGTGACCAAATAAACTCTTCCTCGGCAATATATCGGTTAGCCTCCCGCCAAAAGGCTAACTGTTGTTCTTCCGTCCTAAGCAACTTCTCCGCATCCTTTCGCCATGCGGCAACGCTAATAACTGCTGAACTAGACGGCAACGGCAAACCAAGCTGTGCATAAGCAAAAGCAAATTCCTTGTCAGTCAGATCCTTAAGCAAACTTGCCCACTTTTCCAGCGCAAAAGCATTGTACCCATGCCAGAATTCTTCTGCTTTCTCTAGATAATTTTCCTTAGCCTTCGCCAGACCGCGATTATACTCGGACTCCTCTTCTGGAGAACGCGAAACAGCATACGGGGCATCGCCAACACCAACAACTGGCATATCTTCCGATCCTATTTTCTTTTTGACTATCTCTTGCATTTTCTTGCCGGATATGTCGTACATAACTATATGCTCAGGCCACTCCTCGACCCCACATCCAGAACACTTAGATTTAGTAACCTGATACAAGCTTTTGTCTAGCTTTTCGTCCATCTCCTCCCAACTACATTCTCCGTAATCTTGCACCCTCACGGAGATATTTTTCTTGCATCTTTTGCAGTAACGCTCTAAATGCGTTACGATGTGCATTGTTACCAATACCGATTCCCCCTAAAGCAATTAGCCATGCTAGTTTTAGCACAGCTTTTTAAGTATTTTTGATTAGACGATCAGGATAAACTCTGTCCATGGCGGATTTGAGTATTTTCCAGTTTCCACCCGGCTCTGACTTCCTGATTTCCTCCGGCCTGAACTTGCTTTTCTCCGGGTTCTGGAGTCCACGCATTATTATTTTGCGCAAACTTCCAGAATCAGCAAAGCCGTACATTGCCGCAGCTTCTGACAGGATTAAAACTTCTTCGAGTGGGTTAGGAGTGTGAAGTTTGGCTCCACACTCCGGGCAAGTTGTATCTGACATACTTATCCATCCTTTCTTGACCAAACCGCGCTGGAATGGCAGGTTAAAATAATTTCTTTCGTCAGAACGTGCAATGGGTAGTTTTTTGCCCTCGTACTCCGTAACCGGACGCGACATCAGATATTTGTCATCAATGCGACTGCCCCCGGTGACAACAAAGATATCTAAGTCAGACTTTTCGGTAGAAGTGCCTTTTGTCACAGACCCGACAAGGTGGGCGCTTTTGGCACCCAGTTGCTGCAGGTCTAACAGGCGAAAATGCAGGGTTGAGGTGTTGATCATGATTGGTTTTCTCAACTCTACGCCTCCTAATTGTACGTCTTAACTACATGAAAGAATCCTGTGCGTCCGAATACGGACACTTACAGTTCCAGGTGTTTCCGGTACCTATTTGCCTACCTTTTGCCTTTTCGATACAGCGGGATATTTCCTCACCGCTGTATTTTTGGCAGGTTCCCTGGGTTGGGTGACAGTAGTTTGCTTGCTGTTTTCTTGCTTTTTCTCTGTCAATAGCGTTCATCTTTATTCCTCCCTAGGGGTTTAAGGTTCACCCCGAACCGTTTTGATTACTCCCAATCAACCTGATCGACAGTAACAATATTACCCCACTCTAGCACACCTTCAACGCACTTTTTGAGTGCTGGGCATAAGGGGTAGCATTGCCAGTCATAGTAACATTCGCCCGTATATTCCATGCAGGCGTATACTTTAGGTTTGAGTATTGCACGCTTAACGGTATGGACAGCGCGCTTCAGTTCTGTTTCGCCCATACTCATGCCGCGAGGACTTCCGGCGATCCCCTTATGTCCCCCTGCCTCCGGTCCCCAAAGTGACTGTACCAGTGCGCGGCAGTCTAGCGATCCATCTGAGCAGGAAACCGTGATCGCCTTGAATTTTTCGTTGAAACTAATGCAAACTTTGGCAATCGTGCGGTGGGTTGGAGAATAATAACTTGCTCCACAGAAAACGCCATCAGTGCTGAAAACACGGTAGTTTTCTGTTTCCATGAGTAACTTTGATTCTGTTTCGCGCTGGATATTCGCTGCCCATTCGCGCCCTGCTTCAATTAGCGGCGGTGAGTTGTGAGCGTACAGGTCAAACAGTAACTCGAAGAACTGGATATACTTAAAGATAACCCCGGTAACGTCGGTAATCTCCGTTGCCCTCGGTGCGCGGTTTTCCGGTAATGCGTTCCATGCCCAATAAGCGTTAAATAAATCCTGTGTTTCCTGGTCAAACTTGTGAATATGGTGCGGTCCGTTCAAGTCGATAAACTCGGCAACCTCGCGGAACTTCTTGGGCACAAAATACCATTCGCCCATGAGTCCCATGACTCCCAAAACGGTATCCAGGTCTATATGAGATACGATAATATTTACCCCCATCGGCAATGTCAGGTGATACCTATACGGCAGTTCAACATTGCAAGGCGCAGGCATCCCGGCGTACTTCGGTAAGTGGTGGTTTGCGGTATAAATGGTTCCCTCTAATGCCCAATCTCCGTATTCTGTTTCGATGCAGCAGTGCGGCATAATATGTGCCGTTCCTGCTGATTCTCTGGAACTTTCCGGAACGAACGGCAAGTTTTGCGCTAATTCCTTGGTCGGTACTAAGTAAATGTTTTGTACTCTTTGTGTCATTTTTAAATCCCCCTTTTAATTTAATCCTTCCACCACTGCCCACATGCGACGTGAGCAGTTACAAGAAACTAAACTCCGCAGTTCGGTATATTGCAAATGCGAGTATTTGAGGCAATAACCTCGGACTGGTTGAGTCTGACTACTAAACTTCCGGCAGTGTCGTGAACCTCGCTAATTTCAAGGGTGCCGTTTTCGTCGTCGCCCTTGTGGGAGGCGATCATGTCCTCGGCATCTTTGCCAAGGAAAAGGGTTTTGTGGCCGAACGGTCCGGTCAGGATAGCAACCTTAATCATTGTTTTTCGCCTCCTTGTCTAAGTGCCCTTTCTTCCAAGGGCAGAGTTCCGGACAGTAACCGCCCAACCAGCCGCGAAATTCCGGTTGAGCGCAAAGGCCTGGGCAGTCGGTTGACATAGCGCAAACACAAGACGGTACAATTTGAGTAGGTGCGCCCATACTAACTAGCGTGCGACATTCTAGTGGTTTCACGACCTTACCCCCTCCACAAAATTCTGACATTTCCCACAGTAGAAGTTAGGCGCTCCCACCTCGTCATGCAGGACTTCGCCGCATAACGGGCAGGCGTACTTTTCGGCAGGTTTCACAGGTTCGGCATACTCGCAACCTTCGCACTGCCCGTTACGGTTACATTGTTCCTCGTGCGGCATAAAACCGCAGGTTACATTATATTGCATCAAAACTCCTCCTTAGTTTTCAATCCTCTACCCAACGCCCTCTTGGACGCTCGGCAGGGGCTTAAACCCTGCTAACTTTTCCGAAGTCAATTCGGAAGGCACAAACTTTCTGACCGTGCGCATCGAAGTAGTGTGCTTCGTTGTCGATATCCGACAACTGTTTTCTAATGCGCTGCGCCTCGAAGTCTGCACTTCCGAAGCGATTAACAACTTCATCCAGCTTTTCTTCCAGCGACTTTTCCCTGTCCTCCTGCTTTTGCAGGTACAGTCTTGCTTTTGCAAGCAGTGACTTGTCGCTTGGCGGTTGGGTGTAAATACCTATAACGTGTTCGCTCGGATAACCTCTTAGTTCCATTGTGTTTCCTCCCTTCATAATCTTTCACACTACCCGGACTAGCCGGGCACCGCGAAGGACTAAGCTGAATGAGGCCCTGTTGATTCTAGTCTCAGGAACCCTCCTTTCCCCCAGAACTCTTCGGTGCGTTCAGCGTGACCAGCACCGAAGGAGAAGAACATCTCTCCGGGGAGAAACTTGTCTGCTGAAATGTTTTCCCAGCAGTGTTTGCGTTCCCAGTTCTGCTGCAGAACTGATTTTGCCATGCCAATCCCTAGAACGTGGTCGTATGACCGTATAACCAGCATTTCAGGTGTAATAGAGAGCGTAAGAGATATGTTTTTCTTATCCCCATAAAACAACTCCTTGACTACTTGGGGATTAAAGCCTCCAGAATTGTCATGATGGTAGTATATTGCCATCCTAACCCCTCCTCAATTTATTTTCCTGGCGGGGTTTTTTCGGCTGGCCCCAAGCCTGATAAACTAAGCGTTTTTGGCGTACCATTCACGGTACTGCTCAAACAGTTTCGGCGACCACCAAGCGAACGCCTCTAAAGACACGGGACCGCTGATAGCGGCGCTAAATCGGAGGTAGTCTTCCCAGGACAGAAAACTAACTATCCTGTCCGCTTCTAGTTGTTTTTCCATCTAAAATTCCTCCTTTAATTTACTCCTTAAGCTTAGCGGGGATTTCTCCCCGGTCCCGGCCTGCACGGGACTGTACCTAGCGGACTATTCGGAAAATTCAGCTTCGGCTTTGGTGCGCTCAAGGCATTGCTCGTACTGACTAGCAACCTGCTCCTCGACATACGCATCATAATCGTATTGCCCCATTTCGCTGTCAAGTCTATCGGCAATAGCTGAATTCCAATCGCGTACTGTACTTATACCCCAACTTGTTATCTCGTTCTCGTCTAGGTAGGCTTGGAATTCTTCTAGCTCAGAAGGTTCCAACATAGTTTTAATCTCGGTTTCTTCTTCCACGTTCTCCCAAACATAAAACCTCTTGAAGCTGATAACACAAATCGCGTTGCCGTGGTAGGTGTCCATGCTCTGCCAGTTCTGCTGTTGTGTCTCTGTGCGGATGCCCCCGTCCTTGTCGATAACAACGTCTTCCGTGCTGCTGAAGCTGTTGTCGTAACTGCTTAGGCAAGAGTTTCTGTAAGCCTGGCGTCCTGCCTCCAAAATGGCCTCTTCGTTCTGCTCTAAAATTTCTACCCAATTGATTTTCTTTGTCATAATATTTATCTCCTCTCGGCTCTGTGGCCGTTTATTTTCTGTCCTGCTATCGTTCCGTTGAATACATATTACCACAGTCTCGAAATCGTGTCAACTCTTTTTCAATAGTTTTTAAAAATAAAAAACCTAGCAAAATCAAGGCTTTCAGGCTTTCCGTGAAAATTCTTTTGAAAATATATTTGACAATCTGAAAAATAAAAAAGCCTCCGTAGATGGAGGCTAAGACTTCCTGGAAAGTATTCTATAGAAAGCAAACAAAGCAAACGGTATTCTCAGGGATCCGTATAGTACCCAAATTTGAATGACTGACAGGTTAAAAATAGTGCAAGTTGCAGCCAAAAAAAATACTAACACCATACCCACCCTGGCACTATTTTTTGTTTTGTGATAGCAAGATATAGCAGACAAGGCACTTGCCAGAGTAGATCCGGCCACCAGAAGTATCACCAAAGATACAGTATAACCACCGACACCAACAGCAGCTGCCAGACCTACCATAACCATGTAAAGCGCAAACAGTCCACTAGCCCACAGGAAAGGCTTTATCCCAGCGCCAAAAGCCTTCCTACGTTGCCACATCTGCTGATCAAGGACTGGAGCACAAAACAGGATCAAAGCCCCGTACAGTGCAAAATTTATGTCAGCAGTAGTTGATTGGATAAGCCTAACCTGCGCTGGCACCCACAAAACATATAAAAGCAAAGCCATCCATAAAGAGTATTTGACTATATTCCCCTTAACCGCATGACTAAAACCCCACAGAAAGACACCAGCAAATACCAGGGCAACGAACACGGGCCAATAATCCACAAAACCAAGCATCTTAAACGCTGTTTTTATTGCCGTTATGTTCACCAGCACAGAAAAAAACTGAATAGCATAAGTGAGTGCTGAATATATTGGTATGCCCCATGCAGGCATAAGCTCCGACAGCATTGACACTTCTGCAGGTACCTTTGTAAATATCCATCCCAACAGTGCTAAAGTAAGGGAGTTTGCCGCTGCCCAAATCGCAAACGACTCAATACCCTTTGTCTGGAATATTTGCATCCCTACTATAATAGAAACTCCCCATGCCCAGGACGCGGCCAACGTGATCCCTTTTTGGAAGTTCCCTAGCCTTAGATTGCCGTACAAAAAATTATACAAATGTTTTTACCTCCGGAAATTCATTAACTAACTGCCGATAAAGCTCAGGATGGTAGTATCTTAGCTCTGCCATCCTGCCGTTTTGCGCCCAATATAGACCGCTCCAATTGCTCAGCCGTATCATTTCACGGTTTTTAAATCTTTCGTTGTCATATTCGGGATGGTGGGGTATGTCATGACTAACAATATACCCCCAAATGTCCCTTGCTGACCAGTGCAGGAGTGGGTTGCAGACAATCAGATTGTCCCTTTTTCTGTAGTGGATATGTCCGTATTTCTTGGCGTACCATCTCCGGCCGTTGCTCTCCTCGGCTCTGAGTCCTTGAAAATACCCGTCAATGTCGTTTATCCGAACATATTCAGCGAAAGCAAGGACAAGATTTACCTCTTTCACGATAGACCTTGTAACTCCATCGTCTATCTCAGGCAGTCCGTACCTTCTGTATATTTCAAACATCGACATTGACGGATAAATAACCTGCAGGTTTATCCCGTGCATAGCTTTTATTTTTTCTATGTACGGGTAAGTTTCCGGCAGTTCAGCTTCCGGGCCACGGTCTGACCAGACTATCGGAATATCTTTTTTCTGCTGAATAAGTAGATGTGTCAGAACAATAGAGTCTTTCCCAAAGGAGACTGCAACGTAGGGCTTTGAAATAGACTGCAACGCTTCGGAAATGATAGCTTTTGTTTTTTCTAGCCGTTTCCTGAACGCTGGCAGTTTTGCGTGCAGTCTATATAGTTCCCGCCAATCCTGCAATGCTAGTCACCCCGCACCCCATTGTAGTCTTTGAACCAGTTCCCGCAAACTCTGCAAATTTGGCCAGAGCGCAAAGCTCTCGAAGCTCCTTTTCGTCACCGAGCCATTTTATTTTTACAGGACCACTAAAAGTAATAACCGGCCGATAATCTGCAATTTGAATCTTAGCCGTGTCAATCTTCATATACTGTATTTCTACCCGAGCACTTTTACGATCTTGTGCTATCGGTAAGGAAATGGTTACTTTTATGGGTGAAATGCTATTCCAGCGATTTTTCCAAGAGGTAATAACATTCCACGGATCCGGCAGTGGATAGCTTGCACCTGGATGCCTGAAAAGCGTTCGGCTAAATATAAGATTGAGAAACTTGTCCGGCTCCCCGCCGAAGCACTCCGCAAAACTTAACTGCTTTAGTATCTTGACGTTTGTAAAACTATTAGCGACAGATTCCAAAGCGGGATCAAGGATATTAACAATGTTCGGCAATTGTACGCTAAATGGCTTATAATTATGATCTGAGTGAATAATTTTTGCTATTGCCGGTGATACCATGCTTATAAGCTTTAAGGTAGCGTCATGCAGTTGTTTGCCGTCGTTAAATTCGACGGGCAAAGCTATTTTAATCACGTTGCAACACCTCCGGCATCATGCAAACCATCTGATTTTCTGTGTGCCAGTAAGGCGACCTGATGCCGTACAAAGCCATCTTTGCTACCTGCACTCCAACGGGAAATCCATGACCGATCGGTATGGCCCTGGTCAGCTTACCGTCCCTGACAAAGCTCCAATCCTCCGGCCATTCCTCAACAGTCCAATAATTTACCGCTCCAAGCCCCTGGCTACTTTTCTTTCCTAAGTGGGTAATGCCTAAGACTAAATCCTGTACTGCCTCTAAATCACCCACAGCAAACCATTCTAGCCTATCGAATAACTGCACCACCAAAGGCATCCTGTATGCCTTGTTTTTGCCTGATTTAATGTCCACCTTGCCCCGCTTACCCGCAAAGTCGATATGCTGCTCAAGCTGATCGTCAAACCTCTTGTGCCAGTGCATGACATATTCAGAGATTGGCGGGATCGTATTGAAGCTACAAGCAAAGTACCAATCCTCACCGCCTCCAATACGCTCCAGCGGCAGATCCGGTATGATCATGTCATTGGTCAACAGGTGACTACTGGCATTGTAATATGCTTCAGGATGGTTTCTCCGCATCCATTCGGCTGCCATGATGGAATCTAAAGGAAAATATGGATCTACTCCCGCTATTCTGCCGTCTTGCAAAACTGCAGTAATTTTCAAAGGCTGCATTTATTTTCCCCCAGTCAACAACTTGGTCAGTTCAGGAGCGTTGTCCTCCAAATAACGATCGTATAACGCAACCAAAAACTGATCATAGGTTTTCTTGGCTTCTTCCGCTGGTTCCGACAGCCACAAACAGTCAGAGGAAATCTTCAAAAAAGTACCTTCCGAATCTTTTTGACCGGCTTTTCTCCATGTATATTCTATATCTACAAGTCCATGACCCGTACCTGATTTTCCCCCAATATAGGCATGTTCTGACAATTTTGTTAATGCTGACACAAAAGCTCCAAGCTCCAAATCGGACAAATCGCATAAATCAATCCGCTGATACATCACCGCACCGGCAGCCAGCATTTCCACCGTGTAACGCATTTGCTGCGGGGGATCTTCCTTCTTCTTTTTCTTGCTGTCGGCTTCAACTTGTCCGGCTATAGCAAGTCCGTCTGTTTCGCTACCTGTTAGGTATTTTCTCATATTCTCGTTCTTCGCATCGTCCATACGGGTAAAGCTCTTGTCGAACGTCCATTGCTTCCAGCTTGGCGCATTTTCGTCTCTGAGGTGTTCCGGGATGATCCTTTGACATTCTTCCGTGAGCGGGTACATAGCCCCAACTTTTATTTTCCCAGTTAGGATCTGATTTCCTACGCCACCGCCAAACACGGATAACAGCGGAATGTTTCTGCGATACATACGGGCCTGGTCAATGTCCACCGACTGAGCACCACCAAGCGAACCACCAGAAAACAGCAGGTAAAACAGCTCCGGGCTGTACTTAATATTCCCTAGTTTTTCCGTGAGATATGAGGCACCAAGATCCCTGAGTTGACCACGAAAAGCGTTGCCGCTATAGGTAAATACTTCCAGAGGTCTGCCATCCATGCCAATAACGGTATCTGTTGACAAAAAACTGTCAATTCCGCTCGACTCACCTATATGGGATAAAGGAGACAATAATGTGATTTTTCCGTCTAATCTAATACTATTCGACATTTATAAAATCCTCCCCTAATTTTACTTCAATAGGTTTTTCTCTTTCTTGCCTATCTCTGACTAATAGTACGGTAATTGCAGTTTTTCGATATAGATGATCTAGAACCGCTTTGTGGTCTACTTCATTCAAAACGTCCGTAAGGAACTGCCTCTTTCCGCTGTCTGCCACTTCGATAACCGATCCGTCCGGCATTACACGCATACTTACCATGCCATCGGGAATTGTTTTTGCCCATCGCGGGTGAATAGTTCCGCACTGCAGCTTTGGTTTCAATTTTTCAATGAAATCTCCAAGATCCCCGGCGCGCTTTGCAGCTGATTTCACGGCGTTTTCAATTCTTGTCCACATTTCCGGGTTGATTTTAAACCGTTTAACGTCCCTGCTACGATAAACGGCGTACACCATCAAGGCAGCAGTGGCGGCGTTCTCATCCGTCGTGTCAAAATTGTAATGCACTATTTTTCCTCCTCTCTTTTCTGAGCAACAAAGACGGCTAAATCAAAAAGCCTTGTCCCTCTCACCCCCGATATTTTCCCGTCAACTAACTGGAATTCTGACAGGCCAAAAGTCTTGATCCGGTTCTGGCTGTAGTGTCCTGTCTTTATTTCCTCCTTGGTAAAGACGGTATAAAGGTGTTCAATAGCTTCTAGCCATTCTCGGAGCAGTGTCCTCTCTACACATATCGGCGTTTCCTCCAACTGCGCCGGGAACCCATCCCTTGAATACGCAACCTTCGAGCGGAAATGTAGCCACTTCTGCCCTGACACTGCAATACATAGCACAAAAGGCGGTTCTGGTGGGTCTAGTAGCAATTCTTTGACTTCCGGCCTTGTAGGGTGTCTCAGGCCGTCCAACGTCGCCAAAATGCTGTAATTCCTAAGCGGTGAATATGACAAGCAGAAAGCACAACCAGGGCAAATAGAATTGCTGTGCGGTACGCGGGCCTTGTCTCTGTCAGTAAAGGTAGGCTTGATAGCTTTCTTGATGGACTGTCCTTGTCCCCCCGTTTTACCTCCACATAGCCAGCACCTTTGATCTGATACGGTTTCTAGTGGCACATCGGCATACTCTATGGTTTTACCCATAGCCACGGGCACAGCTGGGGTTTTGAGTGCAGCTTGTCTAATTAGCTGTGTTGGCGTTAGAATTTGCGTTTTATTTTCCAGAATTTCTTTCCCTCCCTCCCTTCTACGTACCTGACCACGTTGGCAATAATCCAGTCTGATTCAGTCAGGCCGTCGTTTTCGAGTGCTGCCACGAACCTTTCTTTGAGTCTTTTCGAGATTCGCCCCCTTATTTCGGCGTCTTTCTTTGCCATTTTTGTTCCCCCACGTTGTCAAATTTGCGCTACATCTATTATACATTATCTGCGGAAAATAAAAAAGCCCCGGCAACCGTCCGGTATTTCCGGATAGTTCCGAGGCTAAGTTAATTCGCGTATGTTATTTTTACCAGGTTTGGAGTGAACTATTCTACTGTAATAGTCCTTGTTGCTGCATCCCATGTCACCGATTCCTTAGCGCCGATGGCATCAACCAGATCCCTAACGGGAGCATAAGCTCGATCCCCAATCAGAACACCAGGCACTTCCTTGCCAAAAATAAATATCCTGATATCGTCAGACTGTCTTTTCCCGTCCGGAGGCAATATTTCCTGAACCGGCGTTGTAACCCCCAAAAAGTCACATATCCCATGAGCTATAGCCAGGGCTGCCCTGTCCTGAAATTCCTCGCTGCCCAATAACGCCTCTTCGGCAGGATTAGATATAAAAGCTAGCTCTACTAAAGCAGCTGGCATCTGACTTTGTCTTAGTACGGCAAAATTTGACTCCTTGACTCCCCGATTAGTTAGGGCTAGTGCCGGGATCAGCCGGCCTTGAATCATCCCAGCCAGGGTTTTTCCGCGTACCGACTTTGGGTAGCAATGCGTTTCGGTACCATGTGCGGACGGATCTGTAGCTGCATTGCAGTGTATGGATACAAGCACGTCAGATAGAGAGAAATTAGCTAACTCTGCTCTCTTAGTGAGGTCTACCGACAAGTTTGTGCTTAGCTGTATGTCGTCATAACGGGTCAATATAACTTCCATAACCGGCTGCAGAATAGCCGCCACTTTTTTAGCTACTGCCAGCGTAATCACTTTTTCCTGCACTCCCGTCGGTCCTATTGCGCCAGGATCTCTGCCGCCGTGGCCTGGGTCTATGGTTATTTTAAGCATTTTTCTTTTCCTCCACACTGCCCAAATTATTATATATGACCTTACCGGCTCCCAGCCCAAGGCCAAGGCCGAAATACTGCATCATATCCTTGATCTGCTCTATCGGTTTACCGTTTAAGCAACTATAAAGGTATGCCAAAAGACACATAGCAACACAAGCCGCAAAGAACCAATCCATCTTAGTAAACTCTTTTTTCATTCCGCCACACCTACCTATTCATGGAATTAAAAATAACGCCGATGACAACGCATATAAAAGTAGCGTATGCCAGTAGCTTTGTAAATTGCCCATCAACCTTTTTGTGGAGCGCAACAATCCTATCCTCGGCACATTCCTGGCACTTCTGAAAATCTTCCTTCGTGACATACTTTCCAGCAATCAGAACGCGAAGATCGCTTAGCGCTACAGAAAGATCTCCAAGCTGTTTTTTAACGTCACTCAGATCCTGCCGGATTAAACTGATGTCCTCATTCCCCATCACCACACCTCCGGTACCCAAAATAAAAACACCCTGCCAAGCGTTTTAAGACTTTCTACTGCCCCCATACTCCATGCATTTACAACTAGGATATGCTATACGGATTCCATTTTCTGAGCAAATAAATTTCTTGTTATGGGGACAATCTGCGTTACCACATTCAATTTTTACTACTTTACCCCCATCATCCAGAAGAGTAATGGTGTCTAATGTAAATTCGAGACATTCCTTTAAATTCTGATGATCGTCCCTGCATCCTTTGCAGGTAGTAGATGCAATTACTTCCTCGCAATGCGTAATAGCATCCCGTATTCTCTGCCCCTGTCTCTGGCTCATGCTTTCTCACCCCTCACAATAAAATAACATCCGAAGAGGCATACTTTTAACCCTTGATTTTACTGAGGTATACACATGCATACTTGTATACAAAAAGTATACCTGCTGATTTTACTGGGTTTTTTAAGTGTGCGCCAATAGCGAAAAGTATACCTTTATTTCACGTGGAATAATTAGCTGGTTATCTTGGATTTTACCGTCCCTGCCGAAATCTGCTTTAGATAATCCGACAATAGCGGCTTATTAATCTTACCGCCACTATCCACCGTAAACTGCGTATAAAACCCATCTTTGCCGAAACGATGCGTAACCGTCGTAATGGTACCAAGCAAGTTAGGTCCGTCCTCGTCAATAATCTGCGCCCCATCCCCCGGCATCAACTGTGGCCTGATTGGTCCTACAAATTCCTCAACCTCTCCAGAATTACTCAGCCTCTCCGCTATCTCAGTCGCCAATGCCGCAGCCTGGATTGATGTAGTACCATCCGGGCATTGCTGGTATAGCGTTTTCTGCGCAGGAGGCAACCAACCCAGATTTGACGACACTGGCCTATACGCTTTGACCGAAAAATCCGACGTATGCACACACACCCGGCCATACGTGTTGCTATCATCCTTAGTTACCGACCGGCTAAACACGTCCCTATTACGGTAAAATGTATACGTCCCAGGCTGTGTAAATGCTGTATCTGTACGCTCTGCAATGACTACCTTGCCGTCTGGTTCTTCCCTTACCTGCCAGTCTCGAATAGTCGTAAGGACGTCGTTAATGCCGCTTAGGATGTCCTGGTTGGGCGAAAACTCCATGCCCAGCTCGGCTGTTTCCGGGCCTACGTAATAGTTAGTTATGCCTGCACTGGCAAGGATTTGAGCTAATAATAACTGTATCTGCTGTTTGACGTAGATATTTCGTTCGTCGAACGTTTGGTCTTTGAGATACTTCCCTATGCTATTACGCGCATCTACGCCAACATTCGCCCTACCGACTGTGAAGCTTGTCCTGTCAACGTAAAAAGATCCCATGAGTAAGGGATCGGAATCTCCTGCCTTGAAGTTTAATTTTATTTTCGATGCAGGAGGATAGTTTGGGACGTTTTCATCGTTGCCCATTTGCCATTTCAGCGCCGGATAACCTTCTGTAATACTAGATAGTTTCCATATAGTAAAATCCCAATTAACAAATGTTGACTGAGTTTTCATTTCTGCTGTTGTTTTAGATATGCCTCCATGAGTATCACTTTGACCTGAAGTTTCGGAATCATAATAGCATGAAGTAACTATCCCTCCACCACCGTCAGGGTAAGGTAATAAAAATACACTCCATCCTACAAAGCCACCCGTATCTGTATTCTGCCCGTTGACTTTACCTACAGAATAACAATTTTCAATTTCATAATCACCAATACCAATAAACCCACCTGTTTGACCAGCGATTGAGTCATTTGAAACATTTCCCTTAGCGTAACAATCAGTTATCTTGCCTTCTGGGGATTTCCACAGTTCACCAACAAACCCACCTACAGCACCTTGTCCTGTGACATTACCAAGGGAGTAGCACTCATCAACGTCGCCTCCTCCAATAAAACCGGCGAATCCTCCTACACTGTTATAATCTTCGTTAACGGCTGTAACATCTCCAGTAGCGTAACATCTTAGAGTAGATATTTCTAAAAACGATACTAAACCGCCCACATTAACATTATTTTCACCAGATGAATTAACATTGCCCCTGGTGTGACAATCCTCTAAGCCTGCTAAAGATTGATTTTCGTCATAGCCAGCATATTGAATTAACCCACCAGCATCACCTTCTACGGATGATACGTTACCAAAAACAGAACAATTTTTAATTGGAATATCGGAAAAGCTACCTTGAATCAAGCCTCCTACATTCCCAATAGCTGAAACATTTGCCAATACTATGCAATTTTCTACCTTGCCATTGTTGTATTGGCATATACCACCTACTGAATCAATTGCTGATATATTACCACTTACAGTACAATTAATTATTTTAGACTCGTAATTAGAAGCTATACCAGAAGCACGTCCATAAGCTACAATTGTAGCCTCTACTGTGCAATTACTTATTTCAGAATCTCCATAATAAGTACCAGCAGAAATACCATTACAATCATCCCCAATGATATTGCCACTAACATAACAATTTTGTATTTTACCTGAGTGATATTGGGTTATAATGACGGAAACATCGTCATACGGCTTATTGATATTCACGTCAATAAGCCGTACATTTTTTATTATTCCAGTTGGGTGAGTGCCTACGAAAAGACCAGCCCCCGTAAATCCAGTTATTTTATAACCGTTTCCGTCAAATATTCCTTCTAATAATCCATTCGGATCTCCTACTAATGGTACCCAATTAGGGTAAGCCGACATGTCCAAATTAACCAGTTGAATGTAATTTCCTGCCATATTACCAGTTACGGCAAGCATGTCAGTAACAGAATAAATACCTGTATATCCTTCCGGTACTTCGGTTAAAGGCGTAACCCCCTGATAACCGATAACAGTAACTTCTTCCGGAGTTTCAGGTATAACCTCTTCTGTCCTGTCGAAACTATCAACTTCAAGGCTGACCGAAACTACAGGAGTATCTTGCCTAAGCGTTATACTACCACTCGCCAACTTCAACGCTTCTTCCTCTTCTGCAGCTTCGATTTGTGGGAATATCCTGTGCTGCCCTCTCGAACGCCAAGCAAGCCAGGTTTTGCTGTCAAAATACTTTGCTTTCAGTCGCGAGATATAGCTATCAGAAGCCATGTTCATCGCGCTGCTAAAAGCAAGCGATCCCCAGTCATCTGAAAAAACAGCCTCACTCTTACTCATGGATTGAACCGCGTTGACATAGTACAGCTTAGGTACGTCCTCGATAGTCTGAATCAAATTACCGCATGTCCCAGACGGCAGGGTTTTGATGTATTCAATAGTCATACTGTCTTGCTCTGTCAAAGACAGTGTCATAACTCCATCAACATCGGCAGCAAATCCGATCCTGTCATCGTTTGTTTTAAACGTATTCAGTGTATCTGTACCGGGAGGCACTTCAGTCACTTCAAACGCAGCAGCCCAAGATGCACCGTCAAATTTTCGGTAATACGTCACCCCGTCAACCGTATAAGCACAAACAAGTCCCTGCGCTACACTACCTTTTACTGCTGAAATGACTATTCCCAGCGGATCGTAAAATATTTTCAGGATAGGATAAACGCTTTCGTCTTGGTCGATCACAAAATAGTAGTCGAAACTAAACCAGTCTTCTTGGTACGTTGTTTCAATACCAAGTTCGTTTGTAGTCTTGCCTTCGCCGCCATGGGTATTGGTAGCGGTATTTGTGTCACTGTTGTAATATGCCGGGGTCTCGTACGTTATGGTGCCTATCGGATCATCAGGAAAATATGGAGCGCCACGATAGCCTATAATCGCCCCTCTCCTATTGCCAGTCACAGAACCTGTGCAATACACATTCCGGAAGTCCAGATAATACGGGAATACATAACCTATTACGCCGCCAACATGCCCTATCGCACTGACATTGCCCTGGGCGAAGGAATTAGCTATGTTGGGCGATCTGTACCCACCACCATTCCCAGCGCCAACCAGACCACCAGCACGGTAACTACCGACCACATCACCGAGCGCATAACATCTATCTATTAGCTCAAAATCCATAAATCCGACCAAGCCACCGACACCGATATGACTTGTATTCCAAATTTCGGGTTCAGAAATAGCCTCTGTCCCAGTTACATCGCCCTCGGCATAGGATTTTCTGATTAGCGATCTATCGCCAGCGTAACCGACCAAACCACCGACACATTTTTCCCCGGTGACATTGCCTGTCGCGTAGCAAAACTCACAGGAGCAGTCATAATAGTAACCGACCAAACCACCGACAACGTCGCCACCCGTGACTGTGCCAGTTGCGTGGAACTGGTAGGCTTTCAAATATTTCAAATACCCGACTAGACCACCGATATTCTCGCCAGATCCGGTTACGGCAACTAAGGAGTAACTTGACGCTATTCTGCCGATGTGGTAATAATCCTCGTCGCCGTAGTCTACCCCAGCCTCAACGCCTTCGGCACAACCAACAAGGCCGCCCACGTTAGTTCTGCCCACTATGACTCCAGTTGATGAGCAGTTTTCTATGAGATTAAAACCATCTGTAGTATATTTGTCAGTCGTGATTTTACCTGCAAGCACTCCAACATTATCCTGCCCGGTGACATATGCACCTGTGATAGTTATGTTTTTTAAGTTAGGAGCATTTGCCAAAACGTTAGACTGACAAGCGCCAAAAAGTCCCACGTTGTCCGTAGTTGACCTATCTATCGTCAGGTTTGATATTTCGTATATCGATCCGTCTATCTTACCAGTGAAAGGATCTGCTTCATCTCCGATGGGTACCCAGTTTGCGTATCCAATCAGATCAATATCGGCACCAAGGACATAATCACCGTCAAGGTTATTTCTTACGTCGTCCAGGTCAGCCGGTGTTAGGATTGTTACTGCCACATTATCACCTCGCCACTGAAACTAATTCTGTACCTGCCGGCTGTGTTCCGGTTCCGTCCCACTGCACAGTCCAAATTTTGTCATATGAAACGCCTCGCTCTACCCAAAATAGCCAGGGATCTTCGCCGTCAAAGGCTATTGACACGTCCCTGACCTTCGCGCTTGCTTCCTCGGCTGTCAGCGTGAAAGTCCTGCCGGGAGTAGCAAAATCTATTGTTTCGGCATAGGCGTAGACGTTTACGACGGCCTGAGCATCTACTACCGAGATGATCCATATCTCTGTGACAGCAGCATCAACTATTTTCTGAGCCAAGTCGATGCTGCCCAGAGTGCCGGACTGTATTGTTTGTATGTCAAGCGTTCTATTGGCTTTGACTATTACGGCCTCCATACGAGGATCAGCGTTGTTGTATAGTGTCTGAGCCACTATGTTTATGCGGGCCTGGATATCGGAAGGTAAAGTCCTCATGCTGTGCCCTCCTCTGAGACAATCAACGTTAAGCTTGTCTTATAGATTCCCGGCGCTAACCTCTCCCACTTCGGACTGCCGCGAATTATGCCGGTGTAATAAATCCCATCGGCAGTGACTTTTACAGGCGTTTTTAGGGACTTGTAGGTGTCTATATTATTTTTGGCTGCTACGGAAGTAACGACTAAGGCAATGTCGCAAACCCTCGCTGGACTGCCTATAGTCTGGATGTGCAGCGATCCGTCAAGTAGTGTATTTTCAACCTCTTGGATTTCACAGTCAGGGATAACAGAAGTGACGCGATCTGTAATAAGCACATCGTCAGTGGTGTACAGTGCTGCCACTAGATTCGCACCTCCCGCCTAAGGATACCGCCTACAATCATTTCTACCGTACCTGTATTTATATCAGACACAAATTTAGCACCAGTTAATCCCTGTACTATCGCCGCTGCCATGCGGTTGTAGTCTATGCCGGAATTCGTTGACTGCCCTTCTGGTGTTACTCTTTCGCCGTCAGCAAGCAAAGCAAGTCCTTCGCTCTGTCCAGGCTCAGCCTTAAAAACTCCACCGTCATGCAGCTTCGGTATTTTACCGATATTTACTCCCCATTTTTTACCCTGGATACTGTCAGGCAGCATATCCCAATCTGGCGCTGATATGCTGATTTTATTTAGCCCGGAAATAACGTGGTTAATGCCGTCAATCATACTGTTTAGGACTGCTTTAACCGGGCCCCAGATTGACTGCCAGAGGCTTATAACAAAGTGGCTGAAATCCTGCCACTTTGTTTTCATGTAGTCAACTGCCATACCAGAGGCGTCGGAAATTCCTTTCCAGACGTCAAGGCCAAGTTTTTTTAGTTCTTCCCAGTTTTTGTATACTTGATAGCCTAAAGCAACAATCCCGGCAATTGCAAGGGCTATAAGCGTTATGGGTGCTGTTACTATCTCAAAGGTTGCGACAAATGCGGCGCCAATGGCAGGTAATACTACTGATGCAAGCGATGTTAATGTAAGTGCTATTAGTCTTATCCCGGTCCATAATGTGCCTGTTATTTGTAATCCAGCAAGCCACTTAAAAGCCGTAATAACTTTCGGAGCAATTATTAAAATTTGCGACAAACTAAACAATATTGGGCCTACAACAAAAAGAATACCTCCCATAGCTAATGCAAAATCCTGTGATATTTTAGGCAGTTTATTAAATTCACCCATCATATTAGCTATTTTTGTAGTTATATCGGTTATGATTGGTTGTACTGTTTTCCCAAGTTCAGCCATAGCAACCTGCATGTCATACGTAGCCTTTGCACTGTCAACCATGGCTCCGTTTATTTCTACGTACTTATTGTAGACGTCAGACAGGCCAAGGTTTGCCATAGTATCAAGCACATATTGCAATTCAGTTCCATTTGATGTTGCAGTAACTAATCCAGCGTTAAAGTCATCTATTTTTACACCCATGCGTTCAAGTAGTTCTAAGAAAGAACCTGCTGCTGCTCCAGTGCCTAAAGTCTCCTGGATACCGTCTGCAATACCTTCAAAATTCAAGGTGTCTTTAAATTTAATACCTCCGCCCATGACACCTTCAAGCGCTTTTTGTAAATCTTCACCCTTAAAACCAGACGCTATCAACTCTGAGATGGTTTCAGAATTAGCTCCTAAGTCATCACGGATACCGTTAAGGGTTCGGTATGCTTCGTTTACCGATTCTACGCTTATTCCTGCCATTTCTGCATTGGTTTGCAGCAGGGCAAGTTCTTTGCGTAATTCTTTTGTGCCCTCCGTAGCCATCAACATAAATCCGGCTATTGGGGCAGATATACCCATAGACAACTTTTCGCCGATGCCTTTCATTCTCTCCCCGATGCCGCTAAGTCTTTGGGAAAAGTCTTGAAAACTATCTCCGGCATCACCGGCGGCGTCTGCCTGTTCCTGTAGTTGCCTGTTAGTATCTCGGATCTGGCTTTCGGTGCGGGCTTCTTCCTCACGCGCGCGGGCAAGCCTAACGGCAAGGCGTTGTGTGGCGTCTGCGTCCTGACCATGAACTGCAATACTTCTTTCATATGTATCGTTTAGCAAGGAAACAACTGACTGCTGCTGCTCTAATCGTTGCCCTAAATACCTTTGCTGTACCGTTAATCGTTCGGTAGTGTCGGAATTTTCATCCATCCTGAGCGTTGCCGTGTTGAATTCTGACCTAACAATGGTCATTTGCCGAGATGCTTCACGCCCTACCGATGCAAGACGCTCCTGGGACTCACGTAAAGCCGCGACCATGCCGGATGTATCTAGTTGTAATTCAACATTTAGTTGACCAACTGACATTTTTTTCACCTCACATTATTGCTAAGTGCTAAGTCTTAAAATATACTATAAATTAAAGGATGTGATTGTATGGAGTTGACGTCGGAAGAAAAAGAAAAAATACGCCTCGATGAAGAAGAAAGACATAAAGTAAGAAATAAAATAAGCGCAAATGAAACTAAAAATGGCTGTGTCGGATGCCTAGTACTGCTTATTATATTTTCTTTGGTGGTATTTGCGTTGAATAGTTGCGGTAAAAAAGATAAACCAGAAATATTGCCTAACAATGAAGTATCGGCATGGATAGTTGCTAAATACGAAATCAGCAAGTATACAACTGGGCCAAATTCAACAATAATTTTCCCTGAGGAATACTCAACAAATAAGACAGTATTCAGAATAGGAGAAAATGAGTATTCTGTTAATTCTCATGTTACTTATCAAGATAGAGATGGGAAAAATGTATTAGCAAGATTCTCCTGTAAACCTGTATACAGCAAAGATGGATGGAAGGTTAAAGACATTAACTTCGTCAAATAACCTTCCCACCAAACGCCGCATTAAGCATTTTTACGATCTCAAACTGCTGCTGCGGTGTCTGTTTTTTCTTTCTCCCGACTACCTTAGGCATAAAATCATCAACCGTAAATGGTTTAGGCTTTTTCTTCTTATCCCGGTTAATGTTCGCCAGCACACAACAAATTAAAGCGGTCTGTTGATCAGACCGCTTAATTTTTGCTTCTTCAAGCTGTATTTTTGCCTTCTCCGATTCGATATATCTTTTCTCCAACAAATCGAACTGTGCAGGCGTTAAATCCCAAAATTCTTCCTCTGACAACCCGATGTCATACCTCCCAAATACCCAAAGTTCGTCTAGGTCGGGAGGTTCTCCAGTAAAGGGTCTGTGTTTCCTTCCGCTGGTTCCTTCGGTTCCGGCATGGCCACATCCCAAGCGTCTGCCATCTTGCCCATAGCGTAATGAGAATTACTTGGACCTATCATTTCGTCAACCTGTTCAATGGTCAACTCCTTATCCTCATGCAGCAATCCACACCAAATGAGTTCGCTAATATAGTCAGCAAATTCATCCTGCTTTAACTTAAGCGCTTTCCTGCCGGTTACTTCTTGGAATTTACGCAAGGCTCCGTTGGTATATTTAAGTTTCCTGTGTTTATCCAATTCAATGTCAATAACGGCAACGGTTTTACTTTTTGAAAATTTACTCACGATTTACCTCCTAACCTGCAGCTCTGACGAGTTGCAAGGTGTATGTCTTAGCTGTTTTACCAGTTTCCTGCACTACAATAACGGCCTCTGTTATACTACCTGCTGCACCCAACGCAATAGCACTAGACGCCACTCCCGTTGCTACTACATTGCCGTCTACCGTTATGACTCCTGCTGCAGCGGTCGGGGTAATGGTTACGGAACTTACGCCGGTAGCAATATTGACCACATAGTCATAGACACTACCAGAAGCTGCCGGAACAATTACTGTACCTGCACCTGATACTGCAAAGAACGGCGTTGTCAACCCTGTTGATGCATTTACGGTTAATGTCGGCTTTCCTGTAATCTTTAAGCTTGCGCTAAAAGGTAGTGCACTATCAATTGGAGCATCTGCAGCCATAAAGCTAGTTACTAGGGCATTAAAAGACCACGCTGCCCCAACTGTTTCCGGAAAAGTTACTACAAAGGGCTTTGCTGTTCTTGAATTTAAAGCTGTCAACAGTGCTACTTGCCCTGCATCGCCAGGATAAAAATTACCCTCCACTGATACCTCGCCGGCATCTACCAAACCGCCAATAAATTCTCGGTAAGCATCAGCGCTGTTATGGTTCGTGACGTCAATGGTATCCATAGCAATATTTACACCGCCAATATTCGTCAACTCGGCTATATCTACACTGTCAATTGATAGTTCAGTTCCAAAAGCTGCGTTAGCTTCTGTCATTTATGTATCACTCCTTAAATGCTTTTTCTCCACAATGCGCTGATGCATAAGTAACTTCATGCTCTACAGGATCGTTATAGCAGGCGTTTATTCGTATTGCCTTTGCTCCTGTAACCTTAATGCCGTCAATAAATAATTCAGCCCTAAAACCATCTTCGCTTACAAACATTAATTTAGGTGGTTTTTTACCTTCCATCTGATTTATCACTCCTTTAATTTTATCCCTTATACCAAATAAAAAAATCGACGACGACAACTTTTAGACCCGTTGCCGGGTCAATCATATCAATTTCATTTTGCTGTCTGTTTCCACCAGTTTTCAAGGTAAACCAACTTTCCAGCGCTGCCGTAACCTGAGCAGCAATATCTTTCGCTGCTTCATATGTCTCAGCATAGCAACTAACCTGCATCCTTGGCCGTTGCAGGTTGCTGTATCCGCTGTGTGAGTATCTTCTACCACCGGAAACCTGCTCATATACGCAATATTGCCTTTTCTCGCCCTGTGGCGCTTCTACGGGATATATCCTGTCGCCTATCAGAGCAACCAAACCAGGATACGTTGACAGTCTGGTATAAAAATCCTCTATCAATCCCACTACGTCACCCCCAGGCGTCTGCGAATGACTGCCATCATTGCCGTTTTCACTTCTGCTTCATGGTCATCGATGGCGGGCCTGACAAAAGGTTTTTTTGTTAGGCCCGGGTGCCGTATTTCGCGCCCAAAAAAATCTCCGCCATCGGATAAAATCTGCTTGGAGTTAATTTTTACTGTATGCGGCACCGCGCCAAACTCTTGAAAAGCAGCATACCAGTGCTCCTTGTCCGGGCCTATTCTTATTGTCGGTATACCTGTAGTGTCAGAAAATTCAATTTCGATGGACTGCGCTATGCTACCCCTTGCTTTTGCCGACATTTCTCGTTTAACAACTTTAGCACCAGCCATGAGTGCCTCTTTTGTAATATTCTTTTTAAGATCGTCGGACATAGAGTTTAGTCTGTCCATCAGTTCAGACTCACCCGTGATGACCGCCTGTGTGCTGGCCCTGCCACCTGTCCTACTTCTCCTACGCGCCATTACACAACCCCACCTTTATCGACACACATCAACTGCAGTTCAATATTTCGCTCATCGATATTAATCACAGATTCAATTTCAAGCACCTTACCGCCAAAAATTACCCTCATCTCTGAGGTGATACCAGGCTGATACCACATAGTTACTTTGTGCGACGTTTCGGCCTGTACCTGTTTGTCTGCAAAATACTCACGGCCATTGAGAGGCTGAACGAAAGCCAGCACAGTCGCGTAATCCTCCCAAACCTTGACTTCGCCGCCAAGCCTACCTTTTGTCGCTGGCGTTGCTAGTTTTTGTAGCTTGATTCCGTGGGGAAGTCTTTTTACTTTCACTGTGTTCACCTCCCGCAGCTGCCCAAAGGCGGCTAAAAATACCTCTTATATAATTCTTTTCTGCGCTCACCGGAAAGCTGAGCATACACTTGGGTTGTTTCCTGCTTGGCGTGCCCCATAAGTTGCTGTATCGCCTCCATTGGGGCACCATTGTCCAATAAATGAGTGGCATAAGAATGTCTTAATCTGTGGGGATAGACACTTGCTTCAATGTCCGCACGAATAGCAACCGCCTTAATTATTTCTCTCATACGCGCTATACTCATACGTCTTGGGGCGCGGTCAGTAACAAATAGGGCAGGACTATTATCGTTTCTTAGTTCGACGTATTTTTTAAGCCAAAAGAGACATTTTGAATTAAACTCAACGACCCTGCACTAGAAGTGCAGGGGTTCGAAAAGCGACTGGAAGTCGCAATTAAGACTAAAGTCATCTGGAAGTCCTCTTGCTAAAGCAGACT